AAGGGTTTGAGTGAGTATTGGTAAGTTTATGTCGCCTTTCTTTGGCTTATTTGAAGAAGAAAAAACTCTGTTCTTTCGAATTCGTTTACTAAACTTTAGAACCCGTTTTCTTCTTTTGGTTTTTCTCCCTCCATTATCAGGGAGACTAGGGAATTCAGTTAATATTTTATCTATTTGAAGTTGACCTGGTGAAGTTATGGCAGTTTTCCAATTACCTACCCATTCTTCTGTTCTTTCCCCCTTCTTATTAAATGTAAGTATAATATTTTCACTACCATCAAGAACTTTTAAAGTAGCAGGGAGTGGACCAATGGGCTTGTTCGGACCAACTCCAGCATTCCTCCAAAATACCAATACTGTTTCTGTATCATACAATCCCTTATTTTCATGTGTTAAAACCACCATATTATAATATATACTTAGATTTTATGTTTGATGTACCATAATCCTTGAAGATAACTATCGGCTAAATCATCTTTTTTTTTGTGAGTATTGAAATGTGTGATCCATTTTTTTAGATTTATATTGTTTGAAATGAGTTCTCTAGTTTTAACAATGCCGATTTTCTTTCTTTCAGCATAGGTTGTTTTTTTACCATTTAAAAAATCGCGTAATTTATTGCTAGAAGAAATTTCAAAAATATTGGTAATTTTATTTTCAATAAAATGTTGCATTATCATACCCTGTAAGGATTTCATTCTTAAAGCCAAAGGACCAATTTGATTTTCAACAATAACAGTATCAATTTCATCGTACTTAAAAATGGTATTAAATGCTTCTTTTAAATTACATCCTAAATTAACCAAATTAAAATTGTTTGCATTGGTAGAATAAATTTTATCTAAGTAATTGTTAGACAAATCTACTAATAATTTATCAGTTAATTGTTTCTTATATGGTAAGCCCTTAATATAATTATAGGATATGTCATAATCAGTACAAAGTTCCTTTAATTTGCTGACTTTATATTTTTTAATTTTTTTTATAGATAATTCTGTTGGAGGAATTTTAAAATTCACATTTTTGGCATGTTTTTTACAATAATAAATGTTATTTTTGGTAAATGTTGCTGCATTAGTACATGGTTTTTTATTTTTTTGTATACCAGAACATATATTTTTATCTGAATTACACAAATCAACCACATCCCATTTTATAATTTCGAATTTTTCTTTATCTGTAATATTTAAATAACAAAACGCTAAATTTTTAATTCCAACATCAATGCTAAGTAATTTCATAAATATATAAGTAATAAATAATTATATATTTTTAAATCTTTTTTTTATTTCATTTGCGGCATTCTAATAATAGGAGCCTCTTTTCTTGCATTTAATTGTTGTCTGGATAAATATAAATTTTTCAAATCTGAATTTTCGAATCCAAATGGTTGACTATTGTCTTGAACACCGTTAAAAATATATTTATTGTGATTATCCAATTCATTGCTATAGAAATCATTGTATTTATTATGGTTTAATGCTTCTTTTCTATTAGCTTTAATTACATTTAATCCTTCTTTCATTAGATATTGTCTATAATCATAGTTTGTTTCGATTTTCAAAAACTTTTTAAGTCTATTATTAGCTTCACAGGAAGGATCCCAGTTTGTACTAAACCTACCATCTGACATTAATGCAGGTTTCTCGGAATGTATATTATTGCATCCAGCATAACATGTTGCCCAACTCATTTATATTAATTTAAGATAAAATAATTTAATTGTTAGATAGTAATTCAATCAACTTTGATTTATTATGACTCTTCCTATATTCCGAAATATTTCTTTCTTCACACAAGGATTGTAATTTTACTTTAGATAATGAAAAATAGTCGATTTGTTCTAAATCTTCTTGGATTTCTTCTACTATTTCTTCTTGATTTTCTTCTTGATTTTCTTCTTGATTTTCTTCTTGATTTTCTACTTTTTTATCAAAATTTAATTTATCTTCTTTAATTTTTTCTAATTCTTTTACATCTTCCTTTTCATCTTCATTATCAGTTTCTTCATCATCTTCCGATTCTGAATCAGAATCGGATTCAGAGTCACTAAATTCAATGTTATTTTTTTCTTCTAAATCAGAGACTTCAATAAGTGGAACATTATTGTGTTCGACTTCTTCTTTAAATGATTCTTCATTATTTTCTTCTTCGTCTCTTTCTTCGTATCGCATGTGTTGACCCATGTGTTGACCCATTTGTTGCATATGTTGTTGTCTTAAAAATTCTTGCTTTGCTATATTTTGTTGATGGTCTTGTATTGTTTTTAACACCAAATTAACTTTATGATCCATATTTGTCATTTTATTTCTGAAATAAACAAAAAGTAATGTTGTTGTTAAAACGGTTATACCTACACTTAAAACTAATATTCTCATTTAATTATATAAAATAATAAAATTCATTTTTTTATACGTATTTTTCATTAATTTATATATTTTATATTTTTTCTAAAATATTTTTAGTACTAATAATAATTTTTTCGGGATAAAACAATTGTTTTAATACACAAACGCCTCCTTTAATTTTAGAGATGCCTTTTTTAATTTTATATTTGTAAGTTGGGTTATCATTATTAATAATTGTTTCCATATTACAATTTTCTGTTTTCTTTTTGTCTTGTTTCATCAATTCACATAATTTAATATAATGAGTTGTCAAAATGAATTTTACATTTGTATTTTTGGAAATATATCTTAAATATGAATATGCACTACTAATAGCTTCATAAGGATTTGTCCCAGAGTATAATTCATCAAATACCGCAAAGTGTCTTTTATATTTATTTTCATCCATGTGATTTAAAATATCCAAACACCGTCGGGCTTCGGCTTGAAATAATGAATCTCGCCCATTTGTATCAGGAATATTCATATAACAATGTATATAATGAAACGGTGTAATTTTTCCACTTTCTACATAACCAAATCCAACTTGTTGACATAATAAAATATTTATAGCACATGATTTTAACAGTGTTGTTTTTCCGGATGCATTTGGACCCGTAATAATTTTATTTTTCTTCAAAGAAATATTATTTTTAATAGCTTTTTCTTCTTCAATTAACGGGTGGTGAAAGTTTTTGAATTTTAATGTGGATTTTTTATTTTTCAAAATTTTAACCTTGTTCAATGATTTTTCTTTTATTTGTTTTTTAATACTATTTGTGACATCTAAATAACCATTAAATGCAAATGAATATTGTAATATATCTTGGAATTCACTGGAATTATAAATATAGTAAAATTCTTTCATAGTGTTTCCTAAATAAAGAATATTTTTATAGGATAATTTGTTTTTTGGTAAAGTATCTATTTTATTTTTATAATGAGTTAATTTTTCCTTGTATGATTTGAGAGTAATATTGAATTCATTATAACTTTCTAATTTGGAAATTTTATTAGAATAATAATCCATATGGTTGATAGTATGATCTAAATAATTTGATATATTATCAAATGTTTTTCCAATGTTTTTGGTATTTCTGTAGAATTTCCTACAAGATAATATGTTGTTGTAAATATTGTAAATATATAATCCAGCGCAAAATAATAAATATACTTTCTGTGTCGATTTAACAGTATTCCATTGTGTAAAAATTTTACCAATAGCATGGTTTTTTAATTGTTGTAAAAGAATCTTACTATATGTTTCAATTGTAACCGGCATTCTCATAATTTTTAAAATAATGAATGGGATAATTAGAATAAATAATGGTGAACATAAATTAATGAGAGGAGACGATAAATTATAAAGACTTAAAACAAATAAAAAAGTTGAGAATTGATTCAACCATTTAAATTTATCCCATTCAATATATTGATATTTATCATAAAAATTATCATCGGTTTTAATTATGGTATAACATTCCCAAGTATTTTCAATTGTTTCTTTGTCTATCTCAAGTGTATCTATGGATTCGTATAATTTTTGTGTATCCTTTAAATAAGATATATCTGTTGTATAATTTTGTGAGAATGGTTTAATACATTGTTTTCCAATTTTTGTAGTAGGGTTTAATATTTTTTCATAAACCGAAATTTCGCTACCAACATTTTTTTGGGTAAGTTCTAAATCTTGATCAAGATTTTCCATAATTTTTTCACTTTTTTCACAATATTCTATTGGTAATTTAAAATTATCATAAATTTTATCAATCATTAAAAAAACAAAGTATTAAAATTTTCATTATTTTACGAAAAAAAAATATTATATTTTTATAATATTTTTAAAATTAACATGTGGATTTAATTATTTGATAAATGTGTAGCATAATCAGAGGGCATCTCCATAATCTGTGTATTATAATATTCTTCAAATTGTTTTAGTCTAGCTCCGTCATATTTTGTTAAAAGATTAATTGCGATTCCCTTTCTACCCCACCTACCCGACCTACCAATTCTATGCAAATAAGTATGTTCACATTTAGGAACGTCAAAATTAATAACAATACTAACTTGTTGTACATCAATTCCTCTAGCAAATAAATCAGAAGTAACCAGGACACGACAACTACCACTTTTAAATTCCTTGTGAGTTTTAGTTCTTTCCTTTTCATCCATTTTACCATGAATTTTTGCACATGGAAACCCATCTTCATTCATAGCGGCTTCTAAATCATTGACCCTTTTTACACTATTGCAATAAATAATTGCCTGTGAAATAGATAATTGTGAAAATAAATCTTGAACAGTCATAAATTTTTGTTTATCATTTTCAAGACTAATAAAATATTGTGCAATACCTTGTAATGTAAGATTATCATTTTTCACTAAAATTTCGATAGGATTTCTCATAAACTTTGAGGTAAGTTGTTTTAAATCTTCGGGCATTGTTGCGCTGAAAAGACCAATTTGGATTTCATTAGGCATAAATCTGAAAATATTATGCATCTGTTCTTTAAAGCCGGATGAGAGCATTTCATCGGCTTCATCCAAAACTAAAACACTCATATCATCAATCTGTAAATATTTTCTTCTAATCATATCATGAACTCTTCCTGCTGTTCCAACAACAATATGAGGAGTATTTTTATCTAATTTTCTTTTATCACCTTCAACCGATGTACCACCTACCAATAGTTGTGTCACAACATTTAAATATCTTCCCAATTCATTAATACATTCCAAAATTTGATTAGCTAATTCGTGCGTTGGTGCTAGAATTAGAGCTTGTGTAACTGGTTTTTTTTCGTCAATAATTTGTAAAATAGATACCGAAAATGCACCAGTTTTACCTGTACCAGACTGTGCTTGTGCAATAATATCTTTGCGTTTTCCTTCCTTATCGCTTCGCGTCATTTGAATTACAGCGGTTTGTTGTATAGGCGAAGGTTTTTCAAAACCATACGCGAAAATACCTCTTAATAACGTGGTTTTTAAATCCAGTTCTTCATCATCCCAAGTTTCAATTTTATTACTCATTTTATCTTATTATAATATATATAAAAACGTTTAAGTGTCTTTTCAATTTTATATAATTTAAAAAATTGATATAAATATTTTGTAAATAATTAATAATATATAAATGGCTTCTTTAAAAAGAACAAGAATAAGTGATGAAAAAATTAGATCTATTTGTTGTAATGTTGAGGTGACATTACCGGATGATGTAATGAATATTATTAGTTTTTTAGCGCATAAAGTAGGAGCTCCGTCGTATAATAAAACGCCTGATTTTAGAAAAAAAAACAAACAAAGACAAAAACAAAGAAATTATAGAAATGTTGAAAAGAAGATTACGGATGATGATTGGGATGCTATTAGAAATTTTAAACAAACTGAATTGAAGAAAAATAACGAAGGTATTATGCAAGAAATTGACATTATTCGTAAATTATTAAACCAAATTACAAAGGTAAAATATGACGAAAAGACAATTGAAATTAAGAAAAATATTGAAAAATGTAAAACAAACTTTGGAGAAGAAGATTTTAATAAAATTGGTAGATTAATTTTTGATATTGGTTCAATGAATAAATATTGTTCTGGATTATATGCAAGATTATATAAAGAGTTAAGTGAAGAATATGAAATATTTAATGTTATTTCTAAAAATAATTTTACAACATTTTCCCAGATTTTTAAAGAAATTGTAATTGTAAAATCACACGAAGATTATGACTTATTTTGTGATAATAACAAAGAAAATGGTAAAAGAAAATCAATGGGATTGTTCTTTGTAAATTTGATGTTAGAAGGTGTTGTTGGTGTTGACAAAATTATTGACCTAATACTGAAATTAAAAATTATGGTAGAAGAAAAACTAGTTATTGAACATAAAGGAGATGAAGTACATGAAATTATTTCAAATATTATTATCTTAGTAGAGAATGGGTTTAGTGTTATAAGTAAACATGAAAAGTGGTCTGATATTTTGTCTCATATTAAGGATATTTCGAGTTCATCTAAGAAAGATTATATTTCTTTACCATCAAAGAGTATTTTTAGTTACTTAGACCTATTGGAAGAATTGGAATTGGATGAATAAAATTGATTAAATATTTTTTTATAATACAATCCATTAAATATGGATTAGAAAAGCTTTACGAAGAACATTATAAAGAGTTAGAAAAAAATGTTGACGAGTTAACAATTGAGATAGTCTAGTCATAGTCGATTAATATTTTTTTTTAGTTTATAGAATATTAAAACGAATTAAAGATTTTTTTATATAATAAATTAAATGTCAATAACAATAGAATTTAATGAAAAAGTCAAAGATTCAAGTGATGTATCGATTGATGATTTATTAAGTCTCGTAAATGAAAAAGTCGAAAACAAAACAAATGGTTTTATAAATTTGGATAATTTTATGGCTTTAGAAATGGAATATAATGATAATTATTTAAAAACCGATTTGATTCATATATGTAATTATTATGATATTTCAACCCGGAAAAAAAGGAAAGATGAATTGGCGAATGAAATAACTTTGTTTGAGATAGAACCAATAAATATTGAAATAGTAATGAAAAGAAAATATTTGTGGAATTGTATGGAAGAGTTAAGTTTGGACTCTTATTTACAAAAATTTGTAATATTAATGAATTAATAAATTGAATAATTTTAAATATAAATAATTAACTTTATTTTTAAAATATATAACTAAAATATAAATGGTTGTTTCAGAGTTGAAAAATAAAATTAATTATTCTGAAGTTAAAAAAATAGATACAAATGATGTAGAGTTAAATGCTACACAGTATGTATGCAAAATCCATGATACAAAGTGTTTAGTAGCTGTTGGTAATGTAAATAAAAAATATGAAAATGAGGGTGTATTTTATATTTCATTGTATTTAGTAAATGGTAAAAAGGTATTAAGTAGAGTTGGTGTATTTGAATTTGATAAGGATGAAGAATCTATTTTATATGATGCAGAGGGTGATATTGATATAAATAAATTAGAAGACCCATTGTTATTTTCATTTATTAATAAAGAATATCTCATCACTAAAATGAAAGATGTTGAAATACCGTCTGACAAATCGAATGATGTAGAAGAAGAAGAAGAGGAAGAAGATGAAGAAGAGGAAGAAGAAGAGGGTCAATTAAAATTTCCATTTAAGGATGATGAACAAGAAAAAGAAGAAAAGCAGAATAAAATTGATGCCGAAGAAGAAAGGAAAGGTGTTGATAAAGAAAATTTAGAAAATTGGATGCAGAAATTTATGACAAATAATAATTATTCTATAAAGGATGTTGAATCTAATGGTGACTGTTTCTTTGCTGTTTTAAGAGAAGGTTTGAAATTAAAAGGATTGGATACAAATGTTGGTGAATTAAGGACAATATTGGCTAACCAGGTAGATGACCAAATTTTAGATACATATAGAGAAAGATATGTAATGTTTAATAAAAATCTGGTCAAAGAAAATAAGGAATTATCTGTAAAAAAAAGTGAATATAATTCAAATAGGAAAAAAAACAAGCAAAAAGGTAAAGAATTAACAAAAAAACAACATGGAACAACGGATGAAGAAAATCTTAAAAAAATTGTAGTTGAAATAAAAAATATCAAGGAAAATATGAGAAAATCTAAAATTGAGTGGAGTAATTTAAATGAAAAAATAAATGAAGATATTGAAATAACAAAAGGTCATTTGGCTGAAGTAAAATTTATGAAAGATATTGAAACTATTGAACAATTGCAAGATTTTATTAAAACATCTAGATATTGGGCAGATTCATGGGCTATTAAAACATTGGAATATTTATTAAATATTAAACTTATTATATTTTCTAGTGAAACTTTTGGAAAAACCGGTGAAAACCCATATCATAGTGGGGGTGATAATGTTATTAATTGTGGTGATTCTGTTCTAAAATTTGTAGAAGATAAAGGATATTTTAAACCGGCTTATTATATTATGACTGAACATACAGGAAACCATTATAAATTAATTTTATACAAGGATAATGGTATTTTTGAACACCATGAGATACCATATGATATAAAAAAATTAATATTGGAATCTTGTTTAGTAAGTGATGGAAAAAGCGAGTGGACATATATACCAAAGTTTAATAAAATTAGAAAAAGTGTTATGAAGCTGAAAGAGGAAAGTAAAAAGGTTGAAGGTAAAAAAAAAGAGGAAGGTAAAAAGGTCGAAGATGAATCAAAATGTCAAGATGGTAGAGAAACTCATGGGGATGAGAAATATAAACATTTATTTGCAGATGACGTAACATTTGTATTTTCTGCCCGTTCGGCCGATGCAAAACCGGGAAAGGGTAAAAGTACATGTGAAAAAATAGAAGGTAAAAGGGAACCGGAATTTAAAGATTTACAGAAAATTAAAAATTGGAGAAAGGTTTTATCAAATTTCCATAATTCCCCTTTTACTTTTGATGGAAGAGATTGGTATAGTGTTGAACATTATTTCCAAGGATCCAAATTTAAGAAAAATAATCCAGATTTTTATCACAAGTTTTCGTTAAATGATACAACAAATAGTTCGTTTAATAAGGACCCCGTTAAGGCAAAATCTGCCGGTGGTAAAACAGGTATTACAACTATAAAAGTACAAACGCCTAACGGTATTAAGAAGAAGAAAGTAAGATTGAGACCCGAAAATGTAATTGCTGACCCAGATTACATGGAAACGAGAAGTACGAGAATGAAGGAATCGCAAATGGCGAAATATAAACAAAATAAACATGCAAGGAAAATATTATTATTGACAAAGGATGCGAAATTATTACATATTGTTAGAGCATCAAGGGAATTATTTGTTGAAACAATGGAAATTAGAAAGGAATTAAGGAAAGAAGGAATTCCTGAAGAATAAATTTATAATATATTAAATATTTGTATAATATATTATGTCTTTTACAAAAGAATCACAAAAATTAATGTCTTTTTTTTTAGAAGACTTTGATAAATATTCTTATCAAAAAAGTAAACAAAAGGAAGTTGATATAATATTTAAAAATATATTTAAGGAGTTAATGATTTCAAATAAGATGTATAAAACATCGTATAAAAAAAACACGAAAAGAGAGGTAAAGGAAATTTTGGGCGAGAAGGATATAATGGACTGTGGTTCTTTGTTAAATTCTGATTATGTTGTTCATGAAATAAGACAATATATAATTACAAAGTCTAAGGAATTACTAATTGTGAAAAATAAAATACAAGGAGTTAATGTAACATTATATTTTTTATTATTTGAGAAAACGGGTAATTTAGAAAAGTATAATGCGTACATTGACGATATATTTATATTTTTAAATTTTATACTTGGGTTTGTGAAGGAAAAAAGAATGGACTCTTTAACTTATTGTTTATGTTTGACACATTTTAAAAAAAAACTGCCAGACAATTTAAGTAATATAATAAGCCCCAAACATTGCAATACAGGTGTAACATTTGGATGTGTAAAAAAGGGGGAGATATTAATATTCAGAGAAGAAGAGTGGTTTAAAGTATTAATTCATGAGACATTTCATTCATTATGTTTAGATTTCAATAATATGCATTTAGAAAAATTAAATGGGAAAATTAGAAATTTGATAAATATTAATAGTCAATATAATTTATTTGAATCATATACAGAAACGTGGGCATGTATATTAAATTCTTGTTTTAGCTCATTAAAACTAATAGAATATAAATCAAATTTGAAGGATTTTTTATTATATCTGGATTTCTGTTTGCATTTTGAAAGGATATTTTCTTTATTTCAATGTGTAAAAGTTTTGGATCATATGGGTTTAAAATATAAAAATATTGTTAATAATACTAGTTCAAATAATTCATTAAAGATTTTATTTTACAAAGAAAATACAAATGTATTTGCATATTATATCGTAAAATGTATATTATTGTATTATAAGGATGATTTTGTATTATGGTGTGTTAAAAATAATGTAGATAATATATTTAATTTTTTAAAATCTGAGGAAAACCTAGATTCATTTTTTAATTTAATAGAATATTTGTATACCAAGTTTGATTTAATGAATGACATGAAAATAGCTTATGAATTATTAATGAAAACAAAAAAAGGTTATATAAAAAATAAGAGAAATATTTTAACAGATACATTGAAAATGACAATAGTCAATGTAAAAAATTGAAGTAATATATTATTAAAAATATCAGTGTATAAATCCAATATGGGAGTTAAATTATTGAATACTTTTTTAAAAAAAATAAATTTACAAAGAAAATGGAGTGTGAGATGTTTGAATGGAAAGAAAATAGTAATAGATACAAATAATTATATTTATGAGTTTTTATCAGATGATAATTTGGTTAATGGATTTATAAATATGTGTGAATTATTTTTAAAATATAATATTATTGCTTTATTTATTTTTGACGGAAAACCAACAAATGAAAAATCAGAGGAATTAAAAAAAAGAAAGACCGATAGAAAAAAATCTAAAAAAATATATAATGAAAATATTAATAAACTGTCAAAACAAAAAAAGAAAGAGTTAATGAGGAAAATAGTTAGAGTTACAAAAAACGAGACAGATATTGTAAAAAATATTTTAAAATACTATAATATGAAATGGCTGACTTCCCCAAATGAATCAGATGAATTGTGTTGTAAATTGGTTGAAACTAAAAAAATGTTTGGTTGTTTAAGTAATGACATGGATATGTTGGTTTACGGGTGTAAATATGTTTTTAGAAATTTAGATCTTTATAATGAAACTGTGAATGTATATAATATTGATGAAATTTTATTAGAATTAAGGATGAGTTTAGATTCTTTCAAATACATGTGTTTATTTTCAAACAAGAAAGATAATATATTTAAGACAAGTAATTATTACCATAATTATGTAAATAATGATAAAAATAATACATTTTTGGAATATTTACTCGATAAAAAAAGTATTTCAAAAGATGAATTTATAAGTATTAAAAATAGTTATAAATTTTATAATCTTGATAAATCTACTATACTAAATAATTGCCCTTATTTATTATTGAGAAAACCGAAAAGATGTTTTTCAGTTAATTTTATTAGGCAGAAGATGAAGAAGCTGTTGGGAAAGGTTGACCACTCTTCGCAAAATGAGGTGACATGTACTTCTGTAGATTAAAGTATGTGAGCTCGGTCTCCTTAGTAATTTTAAGGAGTTTACGAAGTTTTGTGTCAGCAAGAATCTTGCGACCATTTGAAGGATCCTGAAGCTTATGCTCAACAATGTACGTGTTAATTTCACGAGTCACCTGAGTACGAGCCATCTCAGTACCATTTGGTTTCTTCAGGAAATTTGCAAGCTCCTCACTAATAAGAGTTGGTTTAACAAATCCACTTGGAGCACGATTACCCGACTTTCTAGGACGCTTTCTACCGGCCTTTAGTGCCGCGCGTACGTCTCTTTCAGAACGTTTTGCGAGTGTGCGGGTCTGTGAAGTTACGGCAGTTAATTGGGTACGAATGCTTGCGAGCTGTGCTAGAAGCTCTGTGAACTGTTGACCCAAAGTAGGTGTGGTGTCAACTGGTGCCTTAACATCCTTTGCAACATCTTTTGTAGGCGTTGGTACTGGAGCTTCGGGCTCGGTAGTTTTTTTAGAAGTAGTCTTCTTAGTCTTTTTTACTTTCTTAACCATTATAGTTTTTTATATGATAATCCTTTTAAGTTGTTTTGAATATAATATATTTTAGTACTTCCAAAGGTAACAAAAAAAACGGTACTAATGATATATTCGTTTTTTGATTAAATTTTATTTATATCCAATGAAATTAATACCTGAATGTATCGTATAACCAAGGTAGAGAAATGGAGGCTTCTGGTGACACCAATGTTAAACATCCCAATACATAATAGGCTCCCAAAGATTTTGAATTATTATCCATACCAGTTGATATAATGTTTCCAATAGTTTTTAAAATTCCTTTTTTTATTTCATTTATATTTTTTTGAAATAAATTATTTATTCTTAAATTTAAAAATGGTTTACCATAAGGTGGGCATATTTTTATTTTTAAATCTTGAGATAAATTTAATCTATAATTCCAAACATCCATTAATTCATTTATAAATTTTAATAATTCATTTTTTTGTAAATTATAAAACCACATTGGGTCCGTTGTATGACCATAACTATCTATATCACTAAATAAATCAACGCATATTAATTCCACTTGTTTTTTAAAAGGTAAATCCTTGTTATTATTTTCAATTGTTAAATTTATGTTTCTATTTAAAATCTTTTTTGATATTTTAATAATTTTTTGTATATTTTTTTTGATTTTTTTATTAATTATATTTCTATTATAAGGGTTTATGAATTTTTCAAAACTATTCCCATTTTCTTTAATTAAATTAATTAAAGATGTAATATTAAACCCATATGTGAAATTATCATTGTCTTTAAAACTAAAAAAATGATCGTAGTCTATTGAATTTAAATCTTCAAACATTAAAAAATCGGTTTCATTAACACAATTTCTATTTTTTAAAGCAGGACCTTTTAAATAATTCAAATACCTTACTAAATAACCTCTAAATAAACCTTGTATTTTTGTACTGAAGTATGAGTATTTTAAATAATTAAATAATACATACTTTAATTGGGTTTTTGAACCAGATTGTTTTAAATTATAAAACTTACATGTCATTTTTAATTGTTTCACATTATAGTTTAAAAAAACTACATTGTTATATTCTTTTTTTGTAGGTATCGTGAAATTTTCCGTTGAAATTTTCTTTTTAATTTTTACTTTGTAATTAGATATATCTTCGAATATATTTTTTTTCATAATTTTCATATTTATTTTTTTTATTTTTAAATTTTTTTGCATATATATTATAATTAAAAAAAGAAAAGTTTAAATTGTTTATTTATATTTTTACCAGAACTTATTTAAAAACTTATTTAAATCATTAGTATAAGTTATATAAAAGGAATATCTTGTATTATACTATATGTGCAAAATAAAACTAATAACAACATTACTTTTACTAACAAATACAAATAGTTTGAATATCAGTGGTTGTAATGAAATCGGAAAATATAAAGATAAATTTATTTTTATATGTTCTCAAGAATTAACAACATCAATTAATAATGAAAATATTTCTCCTTCGCCGACGGTTCCTTCACCTGACGAAAATATTTCTCCTTCACCGACGGTTCCTTCACCTGTCGAAAATATTTCTCCTTCACCGACGGTTCCTTCACTTGTCGAAAATATTTCTCCTTCACCTGTCGAAAATATTTCTCCTTCACCTGTCGAAAATATTTCTCCTTCACCTGTCG